ATCGTGCGTCTCTAAGGTTGTTCTTTCCATATCTATGATGTGTGTTAAGTGCCAATAAACCCGACTCATACATACGAGCACATGCTCTATCTAATGCTGAATTTATATTAGGCGATGATTCAATTGATTTTCTCACCAACCTCCTGTAGAGCTTCCTTGCTCTACGTAATTTCTGACCTGTAAAGGTGTTATAAGATCTTAATTCGTTTACTTTCATTGTCTGAAATATTCGTTTTTACTGATGAAGACGAAATCGTTGCCATCATGTGTCCATTTACCACCATCCCAGATGACCTGATAGTCTTCGTCTGTGAGAGCGTTAAACCTTGCGTCACCATCATACCTGTTGGGGTCATAGTGATCATGGTGGGACAGCCGATCGGGGCGATCCTCCTCAACCTCACCATAGATGAGTGTCATATCATCTGATGAGCGTCTAACAACCTGCACAAAATCACCAATCTGATGATCTGTTTCGTTGTCAATGTTATACTGTTCAACCTCGTAACAGGCAGCTTCATACAAATCACCAAGAGTCGTGTTCTTGCTGATAATGAAGTGTTTATGAACCACCATGTCCACGGTTAGGAAGTCAATACCTAATATTAAACAATGCTCAACAAATGCTTTGCCAAGCTGCACGTCCATTATTGTTGGTAGTGACCTAGATGATGATGACTTGGGGATCGGTCGACCCCCAATCATACGTGCCTTAGGCTCTCGGTATCTCTTGACCCCAGAGTCTCGGGTGACAGTTAGTTTCTGTATAGTTAGTATCTTATTCATTAGCATTTAATCTTCTAAGTATTTCTTGTTTAGATAATATGAATTCATTCTCATTCTCAACGACTTGATCTCCGCCCCACCGCTTGTGCCTATAAAATTCCTTTCGTTCGGCACATCGTATAACGGTGAGGACAAGAGTGTCGTTGGACATTCGCTTAAACCTACAGGTCATCACTGATGGTTTGCAGTTTTTTGCCAAAGATGCTTAGACCCTTCTTGACTGTGGACCTAAGCTTGTTCTCTTGGATGTCCTCAGACTCAAGCTGCTTGAGGGCAGCCTGTAGGTCCGAGATCTTATTAGAATCCTCAGGGTCAAAGCTTACAATGACCTGAGTATCGTGATAATTTAATACAGCTGACAGTTTTTCTAGTGTTGACATAATATTATTAGTTAGGAGTTAACATTGATGCAATTTGCTCTGGTGAGATACCATACGATTCCTTGTATAGACGAATCTCAGTGTATTCACCGTTCTTTTCACGGCAGTATCTTACTTTCATGCCCGAGAATTGGTCAGGCTCTGAGAGTATTGCCTCAATAGGCATGTCGAACAGTTCCTCAAGCAATCGTGAATTGAATGCAATTGCCTTCTCTGAACTGAAGTTGTAGTTAGCTGTTACTCGTGTGCTGCCATGGTCTAGGTCGATACGGACCTGAGGCTTGTCACCTGCTGGTAACGGCATTACTTGTTTGATTACTGCTTGTTTGAGTTGATTTGACATGATCTTTCTTTCGTTCGTTGTTATTATTATTGATACCTATTAACCAGCGTATGTTCTGGTCTTTTTGTCCTCGATTAGTTGTTTCATATTCTTGTGTGTCCGATAATCCGCCCACAACGCGCGGATATTTTGTCGTGTAACTCTCGTTACTACCAATAAGAATACAAACGGGATGACTATCGAGAGAGCCAACCCTATTAAATAGGCTATCATTAAGCCTATGAAGTAAACACCTGCTGCTCCAATAAGCATTAGTGTTGTGAGTTTTATTGCGTTGAATAACATTATAGTCCGTGTAAGTTGTTAGCTACTGTGTCCATTACGTGAATCTCACCTTGGTCTAGGTCAAAGCCACGTTGTTTGAATATAAGCTCTGCATCTAGCAGATCCTCAGCCTCGCACTGTGCTGCAGGCTTGTTTATTTCGTATGGTGTGAATATGTATGTCTTCATGATCTATCCTTATCTGTTGAGTTCTTGTTTGATTAAAGCATTTGGTTGGACTTCCTTCCATCCACCCTTGTTAAGTTGGCGTTGCCAGAGATGACGACCTTCTTCTAGCGTGTATAGGTCAGCCTCAGAGTCTTCGATCTGATCGTTGTCATCAAATACATATGTGACGACTTCGCAGTGTGTAGCTGATGGCTTGAATGATAGTAGTTTGTTCTCTTCTTCGAGTGCTAGGTAATACATCGTTTGCTCCTTCGTTCGTGTTAGCAGGTGAACCACTCACCTTGATCACCCACCTATGCGTAGCTCAAATGGACTCACACCGTTGGGTCGTGTGTTCCACGTGGAACATAGCCGTGTTGATGCTGTGTAGTATTAGTGTTAGATATGCTTATAACCTGTGGCCCTAAGGTGCTGATAGTGTGGTGCTTGTGGATTCGGTGATGGTATGAGTCTGAGGGTCTGGGGATCAACACCCCTAGAGCCTTATGTTATCAGTTGATTAATTATCGCAGAGTCTAAGGCTCTAAGATCCTCAGGGCCTGAGGGTTGTGTAATTGTTTGAGCTGACTGGGTTAGGTCCTTAGGAGCGAAGCGACTCACTTTTTGGGGGGGCTATGGGGGTTTTGCGCTGTGGTTTGTCTCTAGATCGTTCCTAAAGGCGAATTTTTAAAAAATGGGAATCTGTTCCGGCCTGAACCACTATGTTCCACGGATTTCAGAAGTTCGTGGCACAAATTCTATTATCCTGCGGATGTTGAGTATCAACTACTTAGAGGTAAGAATACCTCTTAAAAAGAGTATCTGTTCCATTTGTTCCACCAATATTGAAAAAATAATCCTTATATATATTATATTCATTTAAAATTGCACGAATAGATACACAAAGTGTATTTAGTAGTGGAACAGTGGAACACGTGGAACAGCTCATATGCACACTTTATAAATCGTTGAATATCAATTGACCGCTTCTCAGAATTTGTGCCACCTACTTTTTGACCTTTTGGAACACACTTTCCTAAGTCGTTGATTTTCTTATATAATAATTTGTGCCACCCTTAGAACCGTATTGACAAACACCCTTAGGGTCTTAGGCTATCATTATTATATGGACCAAAGTGACGATACACCTCAGGGGAAGAGGTCGGCACCAGCTGGATTACAGGCGGTGAACGAGGCTCGGAAGCGCAAGGCAGCAGCGAAGTTAGATCTTGAGACACTTAAGATCGAGGAAGAGGTGGCTGTGCAGAAGGCGAAGACTGAGACTGCTAAGGACAAGGAGCGTTTGAAGCAGCGATTGGAGGAGAAGGGGTATGATGCGATTGATGAGTTGGTAGAGATTGCACAGAATACGGATGATCCTGCTTTGAGGACACGGATTGCGATGAAATTATTAGATAAGGACATTGGCAACATGAAGACTGTGGACATGGACAAGGGTGCGAAGACGAACGTGACAATAAATTTACAAAGCTTTAGGGGAGCGAAGCCTGATCAGGTCGCTCAGATTGAGGTAAAACATGAAATAGGAGATAACGAATACGATGAGTTTGTTTCGGAGTTCGATGAACAATCAGATGAAGGACCCGGGGGAGCAGAGGCTGAGACCAGCGAAGCCACCCTCATTGAAGACGCAAGCGCAGTTGAACCGGGAGACAGCCGGGAGGAACCGCGATCCTAAGAAGACTGTAGGCTTACGTGCATATAATCATTACAAGCGATTATTAAAAGGTCGTAAATTAGCTGAGTATCTACCGGGGTGCCATGGTATATGGGCGAAGGACAAGAGGCGTTTTGTAGAGCGATTCAAAGAAGATGAGTGAGATCCATTTGCCTACGCATGGGTGGAAGCCCCGTAATTATCAATTGCCTTTTTGGAATTTCATGGAAGGTGGGGGTAAGCGTGCGTGTTTGGTATGGCCTCGACGACACGGGAAGGATTTAACGTCTATTAACTGGACGGCCTTTGCGAGTCAGCAGCGCGTGGGCACCTATTGGATGGTTTATCCGTATCTCAATCAGGGGAAGCGTATTGCATGGAACGGTATATCTGGGAATGGTGTAAAGTTCTTGAGTGCATTTCCTGACGAGATCATTCATTCGCGGTCAAATAAGGATATGATGCTGGAATTGACGAATGGGTCGGTATTTCAGGTGATGGGTGCTGACTATCCTGACCGTATGGTTGGATCAAATCCTGTGGGTATTGTATTTTCGGAGTGGTCGTTGATGGACCCTATTGTGTGGCAGTTAACTTTGCCTATTTTGACGGAGAATGGTGGCTGGGCGGTGTTCATTTATACGCCCCGTGGTGAGAATCATGGCTACAGCACATTATTTAATGCAGGTTATGGCGCGCTCAAGGCCAAAAATTTGACACAGGGTATTACCAATGGGAAGGCAGGGCGTTGGTTTTGCTCGAAATTGACGGCAGCAGACTGTAAGGTCCTTACGAAGGAGCAGCTACGCGAGGCGCGTGAGGAAGTGGGTGACGAGAATTTATTCCAGCAGGAATTCTTTACAAGTTTCTCAGCTCCTATCCGTGGTGCGTATTATGATTCTCAGATGAAGCAGATGCGCAAGGACGGCAGGATCTGTGATTTATCATGGGAACCGAAATTGCCTGTTCATACTGCATGGGACTTGGGTATGGATGACGCGACGACGATAGTATTCTTTCAGGAGTTCAAGAATGAGATCAGGATCATAGATTACTACGAAAATTCTGGTGAGGGGTTATTGCATTATGTGAAGCACCTCAGGTCCAAGGACTACCTCTACGGTAGGCACATTTTTCCGTGGGATATCGAGATACGGGAGCTCGGAACTGGGAAATCTCGTAAAGAAACGCTTCAGAGCATGGGGTTAAAGGTGGGACGAGCTGCAAAGAAGCTTCCTGTTGAAGACGGGATTGAAGCAGTTCGTAATCTTCTTCCGAGAGTATGGATAGACCCAAGGAATTGTCATCGTTTGATCGAGTCATTGAAGGGTTATGTTAAGGAATGGGACGAGGAGCGCAAGGTATTTAGGACGAAACCGCTACATAATTGGTGTTCACACGCAGCTGACGCGATGAGAACTTTGGCGGTTGGTATCAGGGACAAGAGTAGGACTAAACTTAGCGAGCAGAGGAGGATGAAAACGACATGGGACATATTTGGGACGTAGATTTTTTAAAGGTTGAAGATTTCGAGGAACTTGTTGATATAATAGTAAGGCATGTTAACGAAGGTTTTCCTCGTCTGACCCCTGATCGGACGCTAATCGGGGAGTCGGTTGTTCAGGTCCAACAATCGGCTCTCCACTTTTTATATGTGGTGAAACGCGACGATGAGATAATGGGTTATTATTTGGCTGAGGGTCATCCTTTCATGTTTTGCAAGGATTTCTACACGGTCTTACAATATATTTACGTTTTGCCGGAGCATCGTGGATCACGAGCATTTTACTTGATGATGAAGCATTTTGAGGCTGAGAGTCGTAAAGTAAAAGCGCATCATATGATGGTTGGTGTTGACAGTGGCATTAATATTGACAAAATCAGTAAATTGTTTGAGAAGATGGAGTATAACTTTGTCGGAAACTATTTTAGAAAAACCTTGAATGATGTATGAAGATTACGGTCAGATTGTAAAAAGTAAGAAGGGCGGAGAGCCAGCTACTCAAGAAATCACGCAACGTGAGGAGGATCTGAAGGACGAGTTGGCTCAGAGTCGACAGGATTTCAAGGAGCAGAGTGAAAGGCAGAGTAAAGCATTTGAAAGTCGTTTGGGCGAACTGCAGGAGCAGAGTCAGGCGCAATTACGTGCAGTTGAGCGCACATTTGGTCAACAGATCAGTGCAGCGGAGAGTGCGCGATCGGCTTTAGCCCAGCAGAACGCTAGTTTGAGTCAGCGTTTGAGTGCTCAGGCGGTTGGGGCGCGATCAGGAAATGAGGCTACCAAAGTCAGCCCTAGTGAGATTTTTACTGGATTAAGACGTGGACGAGGTAGATCATCAAATATTTTGGCATCTGGAAATCAGGTGCGTAATGCGAGTAACACCTTAGGATCACGAATTCAGTTGTAATGCCAGTATTAGCTAAAGCCAGTGTAAAGATATTAGAGGAGGAGATGGCTGCTCTGAAGTCTGAGCGCACGACCCTTGATACTTTATATGATGAGCTCCGCAGGAAGGTCATGCCTACTGGGGAGGATTTCTATTCATTTCAGACAAAGAACATCGAGCGACATTTGGGTCGTGATGAGTATGACAGTTTTCCGGGATGGGCTGCGGAGCAGTTGGCGAATGGGATCTATACTAATTTGCATCCAGAGGATGATCAGTGGTTCAGGTTATTACCTATAGGCACGCCATTTCAGAATTTACAGCGAGACGAGCAGGAGTATTTGCAAGCGACAGCGGAGGTGATGTATCACCACATGGCTTTGTCGGACTCGGGATTTTATACAAGCTTAGGTCAGAGTGAGAAGGAGTTGGTAACATACGGGACTAATATCGTTTTTGCTGAGAAGGATCTAAAGCGTAGGAGCATCAACTATGTTCCATTTTCGTTGGCAGGATGTATGATTAAGGCGAACAACAATGGTGTGATTGATACTATGTATCGTCGATTCCGTTGGACCCTTAGAAAGATTATACAGGAGTGGGGCGAAGAGAATTTACCGGAAACTATTCATAACAAATTAAAGCAGGGTCGTGAGAAAGCACTTCGCGAGGAGTATGATATAGTTCACACTGTTAAGCCTAGAAAAGATATAAGTTTTCCGATAAGGAATATATCCAAGACTAAACCATTCGTTTCAATTTATTGGATGTCTGGTGAATGTCATGGATTGTCGGTAGGCACATTCGACCAATTCCCATATCATGTGGGTCGTTGGTCAATGCTGCCGGGATATGTCTACGGGAACAGCCCGGGCATCAATGCACTTTTAGATATCCGTTCATTAAATACGATGAATCGTGATATGTTCAGCTACTCTCAAATGAATCTCTTCCCACCATTGGTGATGGAGGATGATGGGTTCATACCACCAATTGAGTATGTGCCGGGGTCAATGATTTTGAAGACTCCCGGGGCGGAAGATCCGAAGCAGTTACCAACTGGCGGAAATCCGAACATTACATTTGAGATGATGCAGCAGAAGCGTGAGCAGATCGCAAACGCATTCTACATTGACTTTTTATTACGTGAGAGGAAAAAGGCGAGGCAAACGACATTTGAAGTTGCGGATGAGCGTCAGGAGATGCTACAGCAGCTGGGACCAATCTTTGCCAATTACAAGAAGGAATTCTTAACACGCCTTGTTCAGACTACGTATAATTACTTGGATGCTATGGGACAACTCCCAGAGCTTCCACCTAGTTTTAGGAACACTAGGTTCAAGGTATCGTATCAGGGACGTGCAGCGCAAGCGCAGTTGGCTATTAAGGCTGACAACATGACCAGATTCGTGCAGGACTTGGTGCCACTATTGCAGATCGATCAGAACATCTTGCGTGCTGTAAAATTTGACGAGGTTGCCGAGCAGTTTGCCGTTTACCGTGACATTGATATGAAGGTATTGAAGTCACAGGCGGAGATCCAGCTTGAGTTACAGCAGGAACAGGCACAGCAAGCACTACAACAAACCGTAGATGTGGCAGCCCCTGCAGCGTCAGCAGCTAAAGATATAGCTACTGCACAGTCTACATTATCACAGATATAATGGCAGAAAAGAAACCGACGACTAAGAAGTCGACTGGTAAGAGGAAACAGGCCAAGAAGACGGTTAAAAAGAAAACTCTTTCTCAGTCGGTAGCAGTTCCAGCACCACCCCCAATTGCATTTCCCCCAGAACCGGAGGAGGGCACTCCCCTTGCTTTGTTAAGGGCGGAGCAGGAGGCTGGCTTTATAAAGAATCACGAGGAGGTGATGAAGGCATATCGTAACCTATTTAAAGGGACGGACGCGAAGGTGGTCTTGGATCACATGATGAGTAATGCTGGTATCACTAGATTTAAAAATTCCCAGAATGATGTTGATCGTATAGGGAATGAGGCAGTAAGAAGATTTGTTTTTAACATCCTTGGTTATATTGGTCTGACAGATCAGGAGATCAAGGAACGCATAATGCAAAGACTAAATAAAAGGTAAAAAATGAGCGAAGAAAACACAGGAGCGTCAGGAGCAGGTGCTGAGGGAGCTGGAAGCCAAGAAGGTCAGGTTCGTCAGTTTGGTTCTGGTAGCGGTTCGAGTGAAGGGACCGGATCGCAAGGTGGACAAGAAACACACTGGAATTCATATATCAGTGATGAATCTATCCGCAGTAGTAACCTGATCACTCAGATGGGTAATGTAAAGACCCCACAGGAGGCGATCAATTCATTGGCTACTCAGGCAGTTAATGCTGAGAAAGCACTCGGCTCGAAAAGAGTGGAGATGCCTCAGGACAATTGGACACCCGAGAAGCTGAAACAATGGAATCAGGAAGTGCGAGGAGTGCCTGAAAAGGTAGATGGTTATAAACTGGAAGGAGTGGACACAAAGGGTATGGACATCGGAGCTGATGTGCAAGGTGCTTATGTGGAGTCATTCCATAATCTAGACCTGACCGACCAGCAGGTAACAGGTGTATTGAACACCTATTACGATAGGGTCTCACAGGAGCAAGTGGCGCACAATGATGCGGTGAAGGCTTCCGTAGACGCAAACACAAAGGCGATGCAAGTAGAGTGGGGTGAGGCATATGACCTCAATCTGGACATTGCTGAAAAGGGTCTGGAGCAGTATGCTGGGGACGACCTATTGAAAGTCCTACAGGCTAATCCAGATATAATGAGTATGCCAGCCATCCAGAAGATTTTCTATACATTGGGAAGTCTTGAGGTGGATGATGCTATACGCGGTCAGAACTTCACCACATTGGATGGAGCGAACCGTATGCAGAGCATCCAGAATGAGATTCAGAATATTGAGTCTTCAGATCTCTGGATCAAGAGGCTTGGCAACAAACTCAGCCATCAAGAAAAGCCACAGGCAGACGAGTTAAATCGTCGTCGCGCAGAACTGTCCAAGGAATTGCATAATCTGAAGTTAAAGCATCAGAGATAAATTTCTTGACTTCTAAGTCTAAAACGCTACCTTTCATTTCGAGGGTAGCGTTTTTTTACGTCCTCACAACGCACGTGCACGTGCCGAGTGGCTCCGTAAAGGCAAAGAGAGTCTCGTCCCCGAGGTAGCTTTCTGAAAATTATAGGAACGTGTCTTTAGGCACACATTTAACTTAAACTTAATTTTTAGAATTATGTCATTATCTACTAGTATTAGTAGTGGGGGCGGAACTGGCGCATCAGCACCAGAGGTCATCTACTACGATCAGTTTGTAAGTGGTGTTTCACAGGCTTTCCAGCAAGCGGAGTCTAAGGTCGCCATGAATTTTGAAACACAAGCTCTGGAAGGTGAGTTCACATTCTTCGATCGAGTCGGCATTGCTGAGGAGATGAAGGAAGACAAGACTCGCTATGGAGACAACCCACAGTCAGAGATCGACTTCGATCGCAGACGTTTGGGCCGTAGGTTCTTCGAGCAGGGTAAGTATATCGATGAGAAAGACCTTGAAAAGGTTCTTACCGATACACAGGCACCAATCATCCAAGCGATGATCGCGTCTGGTAAACGTAAGATGGATGATATCGTTATCGAGCGTATTTTCGATAAAGCGATGACAGGTCATGAAGGAGACACTACAGTTAATTTTGCTAGAAGTAATTCTGGTGCGATTACAGTTGGTGAAGTATCTCGTGGTCATTCTCGTCCTATTGTTACAGGTGGTAAGTATGTTCTAGATACTGGAGATTACGAAGGTATCGATATTGCAGTTGACTTTGTTGACTCAGGAACTGCTACAAACACAGGTATTACTTTAGCAAAGCTTAAAGCAGCACGCTATACCATGACTCGTCTAGAGGGTATTGGTCAGAATGAAATCCTTGATTGTTACATTACATCAGCTCAAGCAGAGCAGTTGCTAGGTATCGATGAAGTGGTTAACTCTGACTACGCTGTGAGAAAAGCGTTAGCAGAAGGTGCAGTTGTCACTTTCCTTGGCTTCCGCTTCATCAACAGTGAAAGACTCAGAGGAGCTGGAACAGCAGCAGACCCACGCCAGTGCATCATTGCAAAGCGTGATTCTCTACGTTGGGGTGTCCTCGACGGTGGCCTAATGGCTGACGTTTGGCGCGACACTGGTAAGAAGAAAGCACCGTATATCTACACTAAGTTGTGGATGGACGCAGTTCGTATGCACGGTGAAACAACTGTTAAACTTAACTGCTTAGATTAATATGAGTGATCAACCGAAAACACATGTTGAAATCCGCAGGTCTCAAGCTAATCAGGATACGCTTCACAAGAGCGACCTGATAGGCGGAAACTTCAAGGCCGTTCTGACAGCTTCTGATGACCAGCTTGCAGCCCTCAAGAAATACATTGAGGAGATCCAAGCAGGGACAGACACGTCAACGGTTGAAGCAGCTATTAATGCATTATAAGATAACGGAAAGGAAAAATCATGATCGAATCAGAACAAGTTACTAAGATTAACAAGGAGAGCACAGGGCAACAGTCTTGGCTAAAACCTAATGAACTTGGTGGACGTTTGCGTGTTGCTAAATTCAACTTTAACTCGACTGACGACTTGAAAGCAGGAGAGTCCCTAGCGGACCCAACTGATATCTTGTTGACAGTTCTTCCAAAGGGTGCACAGCTTGTTGGTATCGAAGGATACAACGGTGCATTTGGAGCAGGAGTTGTGGCTGATTTTGGTATCTCTGGACGTGACGGAAGTGGCACTTACGATTGTGCTGGCACTGCTGATGACACAGACTTCTTAGAAGCAGGTGTCTCTGTAGCAGCAGCCGGGACATATGTTGCTGGCAAGGACACACCGGGCTTTTTGTATAATACCGAAAAAGAGGTATATATTACATTACAGCTACGTGGTGCGGTTCCAGCAGCCGGAATTGACATTGATGGAGTGATCTATTACGTAGATAATACATAATCCAGTCATTATTTACTTGTTTCAGACCGCCTTCTTTGCTACAAGGGAGGCGGTCTTTTATTATGGCGAATCAAGTAGATATATGTAACGGAGCACTTACCAAGATCGGGGCTAATGAGATAAACTCCCTAGATGACCCGACGAAAGCTGCAAGAAAATGTAAATTGCGGTATGATATCTGTCGCAGATATGTTCTCAGATCACACCCATGGAGGGCCATTAGGAAATTTGCATCAATAAGCCCGGAGACGACTAAGCCTCCAATGCAGTATAATTATCAATTTATCCTACCACCTGACTTGATTAGGTTGTGGCTCGTAACGAATGTAAACGGCAAACCTCGTCGTGATTATGAGAAGGTGGGTAATAAAATTTATGCGAATTGGGAGATGTGTTACATCAAGTATGGTGTTGATGAGGTCGATGCTGAAAAATACGATGATATGATGGTTGAGACACTCTCGCTGTATTTGGCAAAAGATATTGGATATTCGATCACTCAGGATCGTGGAATTGTGTCTGATGTGAATGCTGAGTATGAGGCTGTTATGCGTAGGGCAAAGAGCGTTGATAGTAAAGAAGACTTTCCTCGTGTTGTTCGGGGCAATCAATGGCTTGAAGAACGACAAACTAATGTTCATAGTCCTGTGTCACAATATCCTCAACTACAATGAGCACTGAAATAAACCTAAACCAGCACGACTTTACCGCAGGTGAGATCAGCGACTTTTCTAAGGGGCGTTCTGATCAGGATTTTTTCCGGAAGGGTTTAAACTTAGCGGAGAATATGCTTCTGAAGTCTCAGGGGCCAATGGTGAGGAGACCACCTACAAAGTTCATTACGACTACTGTGTCCAGTGGTGTAGTGAGATTGGAGCCAATGCAGCCGAATGCTGCTGAGGGGTATGTAATTGAATTTTCAGCGAATCAGATCCGCATGCTTAGGTCCTCAGATGATACCATCGTTGATACGGTAGCGACTAATTATCTGGATGGTGAGATAAACGATTTGAAATTGGATGGCTCGATTGATGTGGTGTATATCACACATGAAAATCACCCACCTGCTATTTTGGAGAGAATTACAGCGAGTGACTTTCAGATCTCTGATATTGAATTTAAAGATGGCCCATATGAGCCACAGACAGATGAACAAGAGTTAGTAAACTTACAGATCACATCCCAGACATTTCAATTACGTATTGTATCGACTGGAAGCCCTTATACAGGGGCAGTGGTCGGTCAGTATGTGGAATATAAACAGGAAGGTGTTTGGTTGCTTGGTCAGATAGATACTGTGGTCAGTGTGAATGAGGTGGTAATATCTCCAGTAAGTTTTGTGGCTAAAGATTTAGCCCAAAATGCCGTTTATCATGTAAACACCAACCCAACTCCTAGTTTATTACTTAGTAGTGCTACCACATTTAGGACTGATCTAGGTGGAGCGTGGGCTAGAATCCTTGATAAACAGGACAACACTACAAAGTGGGTGAGAATGGGTAAATATCGTGGTTTTGTAGCTCCGACTGTAACTCAGTGGGACTATACTGAGGATGGGAATAATGACAATGCGGATGCCATTGAGATAGATGAGGGTCCTGTGACATTTTATAGTGCTCCGATTGATTCAGTTATTACTGAGGAGACAAATGAGGGTGTCATTGTATCAGATGCAGACTTATTTGAGTCTCCAAGAGACATAGGACGCTTTTTACGTCTATTTTTGGATAGAAGTCCTGTTGTGGCTCAGATCACATCAGTGACAAATGCTAGGGAGGTTAATGTGTCGATTTCCTCTGCAGTTCCTAGAGACGGTATCAGTGATAATTTTTTAAACGAAGGAAGAACTAATAATTGGCGGTTTGGAGCATTCTATCCCGGCAATTATCCTCGTGCCGTAGCTCTGTTTCAGCAGAGGCTGTGGTTTGGGGGCACCCCGACCAACAAGGAGGCTTTCTGGGGTAGTGTTCAAAATAGATTCTTTACATTTAGCACTACTGATGAGGACGGGGTTGTTCAGGCTAATTCTTCTATTGGTGCTATATTAGATGGAACTGTATTAAATGAGATCAAATGGCTACATGCTTCACAAGTGCTGTTTATTGGAACTGAGGGAGGTGAGTTTCGTGTATCCTCGTCAGGTGTTCTTACTCCAATTACACCTCTTGACATTGTGGCTGTTAACGAATCGAAAAACGGTTCTGACATACCTCCTGTTGAGATTGACTCAACAGTGCTGTTCTTACAGTTGGGTGGTCAGAAACTAAGAGAATTTGAATTTTCGTTCCAAGTGGACAAGTTTATCACTTTGGATATATCTATTCTTTCCGATCACATATATAAGGGTGATTTACGCGCCACTGAGATGTCTTTTCAGAAGGAGCCAAACTCAGTATTGTGGATGGTTCGGAATGATGGACAGCTTGTAGCACTTACCTTCATCAAGGAGCAAGAGATCCGTGGATGGACTCGACACATAATTGGAGGAGAAGATGCGAAAGTACTATCAATTGCAAATGTTCGTCATAGTAATTCTCGTGGTGACATCCCATACGTGGTTGTTGAGCGTGTAGTAGATGGCTCAGTTCAGCGTTATATTGAGAAGATTGACAAGGTATTTTCACCAAACAGCAGCACTGACACAGATGAGATGGTCTTTGTAGATTCTTACAAGAAGTTTACAGGTCCATTTGCAGCTAATTCTGTTTATACTGGACTGGATCATCTTGAGGGGTATGAGGTCACAGTGGTTATAGATGGTGCTGTTAGAAAGTCTGTCACGGTTTCGGGTGGGCAGGTCACACTTGAAGACCCAATTGCACGTCAGGTTTATATTGGGTTAAGTTATCTACCTATAATAAGTCCATATTTACCAGAAATCGCTTTAAACACAGGAACTCATAGAGGTGCTGTAAAGCGTATTGATCACTTAAATGTTCTATTGGTAGACACTATTGGGTTAAGTGCTGGTCCATCACCAGATCAACTAACATTAAGGTCGTTTCAGACTACAGACGATCCTATGGATAATGTTCCACCACTTAGATCAGGCTTTGAACGTGTTGAGTTCGAGGGAGATTATGATAGGGAAGATAATTATTATATTGCCCAAGAACAGCCTTATCCTTTAAACATAGCATCTATAGTTGTTGAGGAGGCTTCATCAAAATGATCAAAGAGAATTCAGACATAGCACGTGGTAGTGTTGATATAGATGGCATCGAAGAAATGATGCTTAAACTTCCTCAAGCTAAGATCAAAACTGAAGAGTTATTTGCTCCCGGGGTCATGTTGAAGATTATGTATGCTCCAGCAGGTTCTGTTGTGATGGGTCATGAGCATAAAACAAAGCATTTTAATATCGTTCTTAAAGGTCGTGTAAAAATTCTCGTAGGCGAAGATCAGGTCATTGGTTTGGAAGCCCCAGATATTTTTGTATCAGAGCCGGGATCACGTAAGCTTGTTCAAGCGGTAGATGATCTTGTATGGGTGAATATTCATCCTACAACTGAGACCGACATGAAGAAGATTGAGGATAGCTTAATTATCAAGAGCGATGCTTACCTCAAACATCACAGACAACTGGAGGAAAAGGCATGAGTTGGTGGGCAGTAGGAACGGCAGCGGTTCAGATAGGTGGAAGTCTATTGGGAGGTGCCAGTCAGAAGGCAGCAGGTAAAACTGCGTCAAATCAGATTTTAGCAGAGGGTCGTGTGAACTCTCTTACAACTTTAATCAATGCAGAATTTGATGCGTTTAAGGTGGAGCAGCAAGCTATCGCTACGAAGATGCAGCAATTCTTGATTCAAAATAATTTGGATATCACAGAGCGATTTGAGGAGTTTTCAAGGGATTCAACCCAATTGAACTCCAGATTGGCGATTACTCAGGCGGAAACAACCGCAGCAATTGCCGAGCATAACGCCATACTTAGTGATCAAGACGCTCAACGTGTCGCAAATGAGACATCTGCTGACATTGTGGGTGTGATGAAGGATCAAAACAGGGAAATCGCAAATCTTACTGCTCAGTTTGGAGCATCTGGTATATCGCTGGATTCCGCTGTGGTTCAGGATTTAGCTTTCTCCGTTGGCACTTCATTTGGTAATGAGATAAATAAAATGCGTTACCTCGCAGGTGTGGCTCAAAATCGTTTAATGGAGTCTGCTGCTCAGTCTCGTGATGAGGCAGAGAGGGCACTACTTACAGGTGATATAGAAGCTGCTCAGATCCGTGCATCTGGAGCACTTGAATTATTTAATATCCAGCAGGGTCGTATTGAACTGAAGGCTCAACACTTTAACTCTGAAATGGAAGAAAAAGACCTTAACTTTATGGCTGATTTAATCAGGGACAGAGGTGCATCCAATGCTGCGAATGTTATGGCTGTATCAACAGCACGTGCAGCAGCAGCCAAGGCTACTGGTAGTAATCAGGGAGCAGCTACAGCAATTAGTGGATTTGGTCAAGGCGTTACCACACTAGGATCAGCATTTGGAGGAGACGAATAATCATGGCAAGACAAGGATCATCACGTTTTACAACTTTTGGATCATCACCACAGGCGAGTGTTGGATCTCTCCCTCGTGCTGGGTTTGGTGTTCGTGGACCGAAGTTGGTTAATCCCGGTGTAGTTAATATCAGGCAGCTAAACGCGCCTAGATTACAGCAGGTCAATTCTGGTGCGAGAGTGGACCCTGCAGCAGGTGCCATAGCAAGGGCCACAACTAACGCTTTTGTTAAGGTCGCTGATACGATGATTGATAACAGTGAAAAGGCTGATAAGTTGTATCACGACAATGCTACTCATCGATTAGATAATCAGCTGGAGGAGGCTTATAATGCGTTCATTACGGACAAAGAGAACTACGCGAAACCTGAGAATCACAGTATGGAAAATTTCCAGCCTGTTGTGGATCAGCTTTTTGCTTCTGAGTTGGGTCGTCCTGATGCTAGGCCTCATGTAATAGAGAATGTAAAAGAGCGTTTCGAGGAGACCTACAGACATAAATTAAGTATGTCTGCTGTTGATGCTACTGACACACGTTTGGTAGAGCAATTGACAGAGTGGGATAAAAACACTCGATCATCTATGAACCAATTTATCGCAAACAACGAGACCAAACCTATTCATTTGCAAGAAGGGTTGGCTTTCATTGTTGAAGATTATGATCAGAAGATAGCTGAGACTGAGAATCCTATTCGTAAAAACGATCTTGAGAAGATGAAGGATCGTGCGATGAATGATTACTTTGAAAATATTTCTAACTCCATAGATTCTGATGATGACTTGATGCTGTCAGAGCAGAAAGGTGAAGTCTTGAAGAATATGGCTGAGGTCCTTCGTGAGCAGGGTATTCCAGTAGACGCTAACTTTGAGCAGAAGATGGATCGCACTCTGGATGACATTGAGATGAAAAAGGTAGGTGAGATTGCTATCAAGCAAAAGCCAGCTATCAGTTCTATTTTCAAGACAGGTGACTACACAGAATTTGGTCAGGAGGAGAATACACTCATCCTAAAACATATGCCTGAGTTCGCTAAAGAGATGTGGTTAGCGAAAGGAGCATTTGGTGCTTACTCTGAACTCACAAGGAAGAATGAAGAGGCTATAGTGTCAGGAGGGACAGCCACCCCAATTACAATGAACAGTATGCTTCGCGAAATGGGTGAGGGCTTGGGTGAGACCGAAGTAAATATACTTTTAAGACTTGAAGACAGCCCTCAAATTAAGAGGTATATGAAGGCTGTAACTCAGACTATTAATCCTACAACAATAAGGAAGGGTTTAGACGCTGATGCGGTTACTGGAGGATTTGCAAGTTATGCTGATCAGATCAACACTTTAACAAAGAATGGTCAATTAGATCAGGCGGTCACTCAAGTTATGACGACTGCTCAAGATTTAGGAACTGACACACAAGGTTTAATGCAGATCCTTGGTGTGGAGGGTAGAAACTCTATTATAAAATTAGCTGAGGAAGTTCCATATCTGGCGAACATGTTAGACAGAGCTGATTTATTTCAGAGGAAGTTGGATGAGACTGCTGAGTTACTTCAGAGTGATCCATTTTACTACCAGAATAAAATTGAGGCGAATAAAAACATAAAAACATTGTCCCGTGAAGGGCAAGCTTTAGCTAATCCTAATGTGTTCAGCACACCAGCATCATTTGCTGGAGTGATCAAAGATGACATGGTTAGATCAGCACAGATGGCAGAGGTGTATGAGCAGACAGGTATGGTGTATAACGTAAATAAAGTGGTCAGTGAAGACGTAGCTAAAGCTGCTTCAGGATCACTTGAGCTTATGGCACAAAATAATCCACCAGCATTTGTTAAGACAGCACAATCTTTTCAGATGGAGCCGGGACAGTCCACTTTGTTTTATAAGCAGATGATAGAGCATACACCAGAAACGTCTCAATTACGTAGGGTGTATGAGATGATGGGGGCCAATCCCAGCGTTATAGATTCACCTAACTTTAGCAGACTGGTGCAGGCTGCAACAACAGATATTTCTTTTACTATAGACAGTCTGAAAACTAAGGGCTTGTTGGATGAAGATGTGACAAGTGTTGATTCCCTTGATCCGATGATCAATGATAAGTTTTTCAACAATAAAGAACTTCGTGGTATGGCTCATACCATCAATACATTGTTTGATGGTGATGAAGCGAAGACCATAGCGAAATTACAAGATTTATTTCAATCTGCAGCTTTATTATCCATGGATGCGAGAGGCAGCACGATCAAGGATGTAGGTGTGGCAGTTGATAATGTGATGGCTCATGTTAATCAATCAAATCCAGCAACTTATTTAGTGTCTCCTGTTAATGGTTCAGTGGTTACTTTACCAACAGCAGACTTCGAGATAGTTAATGATGGTATCCTCGGGCTTATGTTTGATGGGGACTATGAGATTGGAACTGATGGAGTTGCTAGAAACAAAGTAACTGGTGGCATTGTTGCTCCCGGTGATGCAGAAGAGATAGCTGAGACATTTGCACCTGCTGCTATATCATCTATGTTTGGTGTGGACTTCCTAGAAGATTTTGATGATCCAGATGACATTGGTATCCGTTCTACAGATTTGGAGAACGTCAGAGACCAAGAAGAGTTTGGACTTAATAGTCAGACATTGCTTTTAGCTGACATGATTCGTAATGCTCGTGGATCAAATAGCATAATTGCAAGAATGTGGGACCGTATTGCACTTACAGTTGGTGGTGAAGGTGGAGATGACAAGCAATCAGTAATTGCGTCTCAAGGATATCCTAGACTTCCAAAGGATGCAGAGGTTCAGTTCTCTGGTAATCAGCAGGTATTAGATGACCTTGGACAGACACGTGGAGCTGTTAGTGAGGAGTTTCTCAACGCAGCTGGAGCATTTGGTGTAGTAGAAGCTATTATGACAGGTAGCTACAGAATCACTGACACACAGGATGGACCAGTGCTAATCCCAATTGCAAATAATTTACCGTATCAAACCACTATTGAGGGTGAGACATTTGATCTGTCTATACCTGCTGGTGGAATGTTTTTAACCCAAGATGGAAAACCATTTGAAATACCTTTGACACCTATTATGGAGTCTATGAGTAGACGTTCAATCGGACCAATTGAAGGCCTCATCATGGACAGAGAGAACTCACCAAACGTAGGTTTTGAAGCTTTCTTTGAGGCACCGCTATGACACAAACTGTTCACGATATTGTTAGGGGTAATATCCTTAGGAACACAAATCCTAATTACACACCTAATGCATTACCATTTAAAAATTCAGCATCGAGTTCGTTCAGTGCTGGATTATCTGATGCATTGGAGAATACCATTGAGAGCACCGCAGTTGATTTTCTCAGGTATAAGTCTTTAGCTGATGATGAAGATCAGATCACAGAAGAAGAATTCAAACAAGGCTATCAGTCGGTCTTTCCCGATCTTGAGTTTGATCAAGGAATGTCCCGTGCTCAAGCTGATTTCAGGTTTGATCGTAGGCAGGAACAGCAAGAAACAGGAATCATGCACGCTTTGGCGGTTCGCGATACTTCTGACTTTATTGCTTACATGGGAGGCGGTTTTGCTTCTAGCTTCCTTAGCCCTACTGAACTGGCTTTAATGTTTGCGCTTCCAGCGTCTAAAGCATTCTCAATATTTAAAGGTGTTCAGCGATCTACATTGATGGCGAAAGATGCCAACAAAGCTAGGCGTTTGGTGGAGACCGTTCGCAATAGTCGTTGGAATAAGATGAACCGTATGCAGAGAGCAACACGTGCTGGTGGAGCTACAGCTGCAGAAGCGTTGGCTACTACAACTGCGATAGAAGGTGCTAACTATGCGATGAAAGCTCAGATGGGTGAAAGTATGGACCCATTAGAGATGCTAACTACAATTGCATTTTCAACTGCTTTAGGAACTGCTGCTGGATCAACTGCAGGGTTCTTATCTAAAGGTAAGGCTGGTAAGGCAGCGGATACCATCCATCACTTTGATGCAGCCACAGGTAATAAAAGCACTGAGGTGATTAAGGCCATGGCTAAACATGATCCAAAATACTCAGAGGCTGTGAAGGCTAAGACACGTGCTCGTAATGGTGTGAAGGATCTTTATGAAGGTAAGGCTGTTGATGAGAGCATTGCTGATGATATGGCATCATTGGAGAACGAGCTTTCACCAATCAAGATTGAACCTGCTCAGTTTAAGAATTTAGTTAAGAGTGTAATCCCCCAAGAGAGCTATTCCTCTACAGAATCCCTCATGTCTAATGTTGCCAAAGAGGTGTTTGGTGTGGATGTCAGGTTTGTTGAATCTGCACCGGGAACACCTCGTGGAAGGGTTTACAAAAGTATGCCTAATACCACATTTGTTCGTAGAGGTGACACTGCTCAAACTATGTTTGTTGTAGGTCATGAGGTTGGACATACTATTAAGTATAGAGATCCTCAGATGTGGAAGCAGTTAGCTGATTATGTTGCAGACAATGATGTA